AAAGAACTTAAACAAGTTGAACTAGAAGAAAAATTATATGCAAAAGCACAAATGGAATTAGTTGCTAAACATAGAATGAGAGAAGTAGCCACTTGGTCTAAACTTAAAAAAGAGTTTGATGATGGTAACTTTGATAAAGAAGATGTTAACACGCACCAAGCAAAATCATATCTATTAAGATTTCAAAGACAAAAAGAAACCATAACTCCTGGCACCACACAACCAGAAGTGTTTAATATACTAGGTCAACTAGAGGCTTTGGAAAAAGGTTTAAAAGAAAAAACCTTGTCTTTAGATAGTAAAAAAACTAAAAAATTAAAATGAAGTTTGACTTTGTCTATCTAGGGCAAACCGTTTTAAAATATCAAGTCCCTTTAGAAATTTTTGTAGGTCTTAATGAGATCTATGAAAAACAAAAGAAACAATTACCAAAAGCTAACAAGCAATTAGTAGGTAAAATACAAGACGAAGTATCTTTGTTTTATTCTGGTCCTAACAATGATAAAATGCATCAACATTGTTTTTTACCACAAGATATATTGAAATGGTTTATGTCTATCTTTGACCACTACACAGAATGGAACAAGATTGGTCCAACAAACAAATCTATAAATTCTATTTGGGTTAATGAAATGAAAGCACACGAGTACAATCCTGTGCACATACATCAAGGTAAACTTTATACAGGTTTGTCTTCTGTAATGATTATGAAATTACCTAAAGAAACAGGTGTAGAATATTCAGCAGAATCAAAACCCATGAATGGTAGACTACAGATTATCGGTGCAGCTAACGGACAATTTTCTAAAACAGATTATTCACCAAATATGAAAATAGGAGACTTTTATGTTTTTCCGTACGACATGAGACACTGCGTATATCCATTTAACGGAACCAAAGAAACTAGGAGAACATTAGTTTGTAATGTGGATATTGATTACAATCCTGTAGCATCACGAACTGGATCGGGACAAAACGAATGACACAAGTACCACGAATGCCCGCATGGCAATCTTATGTTGCCATAACAACACAACCAATGTTTTCACCAGAGCAATGTAAAATGATTATTGATGCTGGTCATCAATGTGCACCAGAACAGGCAAAAGTTGGTGGTGGGGAAAAAGGTAAGTATGATACCAAGAAACGAGTAACAACCATATCTTGGATACCTTTTAATAAACTACCACAGATGTACAAAGTAATTGAAAACCAATTATCAATCGTAAATTTAAATCATTTTATGTTTGATGGTGTACGACTTACGGAACCTGCACAATTTACGGTGTATCCTAAAAAAGGTTTTTATGATTGGCACATGGATCTAAACGCTTTTGGTCAACAAGGTCAGAATCCAATACGTAAAATATCTATGACTTGTTTGTTATCAGATCCATCAGAGTTTACAGGTGGTGAATTAACTTTTTCAGAAATGGGTGATCAAAAACCACTGCCCTTGAAACAAGGACAAGCAATATTCTTTGCATCATTTTTACGACACAAAGTTGCACCTGTTAAAAAAGGTGTAAGAAAATCTCTAGTGATGTGGTTTGGAGGACCACCATTTAAATGAGTAAACTTATAAGAAAGATATTATTTCCAACTGCTGTATATTTTAAAGATATACCTAACGCTAAAGAACTTAATAAATATTTATTTAAAGAAATAAAAAAGTGGCGCAAGGCAGATCCTGAAGGGGAAAAGAAAACCAATTCTGGTTTTGGTTGGCATAGTAAAACTGATATGGATAGACGAAAAGAATATAAACCTTTGATAGAAGAATTATTTAAAATGGCTTACGAGTGTAATCAAGACTATGGTATCGAAGGTAAACTAGGACTGGGTAATATGTGGGCTAATATTAATCCAACATATAGTTATAATAAACTTCATACTCACCCTAATTCAATGTGGTCAGGTGTATATTATATTAAAGTACCAAAAAAATCAGGTCATTTATATTTAGAAGATCCTAGACCAGGACCTAATATAGTTATGCCTAGAAGAGTAAAAGATATGCCGGAAGCATTGTGGAGAGTTTGTGCTTATGAACCTGTAGAAGGTCGCATGATATTCTTTCCATCTTGGCTTCCTCATGGTGTTGATATAAATATGAATACAGAAAAAGGCGAAAAAAATTGGAGAATATCTGTATCCTATAATTTTATACAATTATGAGTTTTAAAAAAAATAAATATCAAGTTATACGTGGTGCTATATCAAAAGAGGTAGCAGACATAGCCTATAGGTATTTACAAATATCAGCAGAAGCAGATCACTGGATGTTAAACAATGGTATAACTCATGCTGGCAATAAACTTGTAGGTAATTTTAACGACCCACAAGTTCCAAACTCTTACGCTAAATATGGTGATAGATTAATGGAAACACTGTTAGTTAAAACTATAGATGTTATGCAGAAGAAAACAGGACTTAAATTAGTACCCACTTATTCTTACACAAGACTTTATAGAAAAGGTAATATCTTACGAAGACACAAAGATAGACCGAGTTGTGAAATATCTACCACACTAAACCTAGGCGGAGATAACTGGCCTATATTTATCGATCCTACGGGGTCTAACAACGTCATAGACGAGTATAAAGAGATACATAAGCCTGGTGCACCCAAGGGTGTAAAAGTAGACCTAAAACCAGGAGATATGCTTATTTATTCTGGCTGTGAGTTAGAGCACTGGAGAGAGCCTTTTGAGGGTCAATTATGTGGTCAAGTATTCTTGCACTATAATCATGCAGATGGACAGTTTGCAAAGAGCAATTTGTATGATAAAAGACCTATGCTAGGAATAGTCAAATAACGTTGAACATCAACGCAATCTAATATAATCTGGAGTTCTATGTTACAGAAGGTATCTTTTTTACCAGGAATAAATAAACAGGTCACACCTACAGGTGGAGAGGCGCAGTGGGTAGACTGTGATAATGTTCGTTTTAGGTATCAACTTCCTGAAAAAATAGGAGGTTGGAAACAGTTAGGTGCGGACAATGTAACTGGTGCAGCTAGAGGATTACATCAATTTACTAATAGTGCTGGTCAGAAGTTTTCTATTATAGGAACAAACAGAATTTTATACGCATACTCAGGTGGTGTGTTCTATGATATACATCCAATCAAATCTACAAACACGCTTACTAATGCATTTAGCACAACTAACGGATCAGCTGAAGTTACTATAAATTTTTCTGGTGATCATGGTATTCAGGCAGGAGACATAGTTTTATTAGATAATTTTTCAACGATCACTGATTCAGATTTTGCAGCCGCTAATTTTGATGACATAAGATTTATGGTTACAACGGTTCCTGCTTCCAACACCATTACTATTACGATGCCTTCTAATGAATCAGGGTCCGGGGCAACACAGTCTGGTGGTATTAGAGTTAGACATTATTATCACGTAGGTCCTGATGTACAGGCACAAGGTTTTGGTTGGTCACTTGGAACTTGGGGCGGTCAAGAGGTTGGAGCTTTTTCAACAACACTAGCTTCAGGTATTACAGACTCTGCAACAAGTATAACATTAACGGACGCATCACAATTTCCAACATCAGGTACAAACTTTATACAAATAGGAACAGAGGAAATATCCTATACTGGCATCACATCAAATACATTATCAGGAGTGACACGAGGTGTAAGAAATACTACAGCCGCATCACACTCAGGTGGAGCAACGGTTACAAGTTCAACAAACTTTGTGGCATGGGGTGAAGCCGCATCAGGTGACTTAGTTATCGAACCAGGATTCTGGTCATTAGATAACTTTGGTGACAAAGCCATTTGTTTAATTTGTAACGGTGAAGTCTTCGAATGGGATTCATCTATTACAGCTGCTACATCAACAAGAGCTTCTATTATTACAGGTGCACCTACAGCATCAAGACACATGCTAGTATCAACACCAGATCGACACTTAGTATTCTTTGGTACAGAAACTACAATTGGTACAAAGACTACACAGGATGACATGTTTGTTCGATTCTCTGATCAAGAGGATATTAATACTTATACACCTACAGCAACTAATACAGCAGGTACACAAAGACTAGCCGACGGGTCAAGGATCATGGGAGCTATTAGAGGTCGAAACGCTATTTATGTTTATACCGACACCGCTTTGTTTACGATGCGTTTTGTAGGTCAACCGTTTAC